TTCTTCTTCAAAGCTACGTTCCGAAGTTTCGGTTTCGTAGATCTCTTTATGCTCTTCGCCGTAACGAGCGTACTCCAGACCGAACAGAGCGTTCAGGCCGGGCAGCAGTTCTTTGAGTAGCTGTGCGCGTGAAATTGCCATGATTTAACTCCTTATGGCCTTAGACCACGCCAGCGGCGTTGTCGAATTGAGCAACGTTGATCTTAACGATCAACTCCGGATAGCCAGTTGCGGTCTTGGTGGCAGGAACCACGTCGATGACCTTGACAGGAACGGTACCGGTGGCGCTTTCCGAGCCAGCCTCTACCGACATACCCGAGTCACCGGTCGTCGTATTGCCAGTACCCAGAACTACCGACATGTTGGCACCAATCGAGGCGATAGTGGTGGAATCATCCACAACACTAGAACCATCGGTAACGACAACTTTGTAGGCAGCCTGACCGTCAACCACTACATAACCAACGCCATTGGCGGCGCCAGCCGGGTAGTATTGACCTTGAATGGTTTGACCCATCGAGTTGGTGTACTGGGCGCCCATGAAAACGCCAAGAGGATAACCAGAATCGGTGCCGTCAAACGGGAACAGTTCGCCCTGAACGAGCTTAACCAGATCGCCGTGAAAAATGTCAGCGCCATCGTTGATAGCGTACTGACGGGTAGCGCCTGCATAGGGCATACCGTCCACACGGTTAATCGGGTCAAAGCCGTAAGGAGCGCTAACAGTAGGATAAGCCATAGTTAACTCCAAAGATTTGAAAATTTAAGAACCTTTTCCAAAGCTTGTCGTGGACTTGCGTTCGTTGAACAGCGGCATCCGCGGGTCGCTTTGGCGCATCAGATTGTTGTCTACAGCCTCTGTCTGAGCTTGAGTCTGGTTACGGAAGTGCGCCGTACGCTGATCAATGAACTCAGTCGGAGTCTTGCAGAGCAACAGACCGCCGATCTCAATGTTGTCTTTGTATCGACTATTAGGATCGACTAGCAGTTGAAACTTCGGTTGCTCCTCTAGGGCTACCGGTTCCCAGCCTTCGCGCAGCTTGGCGCTCAGGTTACGGGGATCGGCGTTGCTCAGAGTAGAAACACGGATCCATCTGTACGAATACCCAGGCTGCTTATCCGGTTCGGGAAGCAATTCAGGAGGCATCCACTGCTTCGGACGCTCACTTGTTACACGGGTTTCGATTTCGCGGGGTTTTCTGTTTTCAGCCATGATTAGGCCTCCATTTTCATAAGTTCACGGGCGTACTGTTCCGGGCTGAGACCCAACTTCTTGGCAAGGGCGACTTGGCTCTTAGTGAGACGAATCTGCTTGCTAGACGTACTGCGGGTGCCGGGAGCGACAACCGTGGCCTTCTTTGTCCGGGGCTTATCCTCGGTTCTAGTGGATGTCTCCACTTCGCCATCAAACTCTTCTGGGAATCTGCGGCGCATTTCTTTGTCAATCTGGACGAAGTACTCGTCAGTACCTACGAACGATTGTCCATACTTTTTCGCAAGGTCGTAGTGGTAGCCCTTGGCATACTCGCTCATGGCGCGTTTGTCAGGATCCACATACCACTCATTGCGTGAAACCCATGCAGCCACCTTGTCGTCCATCTGTCTGGGCGCTGGTTGCTGCCTTACTTCATTTTGTACAGGAGTTTCTTCAAGTTGTAAAGTGGGCTTGAAGTTTTTCGCCTTGTCCAGTTTGATGGTCGCCCGGTTCAGCTCTTCTTGAGCCTCGACCAGACGGTCAGGATCGCCGGACTCATAGGCTTCCTTGTAGTTCTTGCGTGCCTTTTCGATCTCCAGTTCGGCCGAGGTCTGATAGGTGTTGATCAGTTCCTTCTCGCCGCTCTGCAGCATTTCCTTCAGGCGTTTGTTTTCTTCCAGAGCCTGCTGGGCTAGACGCACCGCCTCGTTGTGTTCGCGGAGTACGGCGTCCTTCTCACGGCGTTCGTCGTGAGCCAGCTTCTTGAGCTGCAAGAGTTTCTTCTTGACCTTGGCCGAGTAGTCCTCCAGCTCGTCGTTGTATAGCTCTTCTTTGATCTCTTCAGGCAGAGGATCCTTGCCGCGATCCGGCTCAGGAGTATCGTCCTCTATCTCTACTTCGATATGCTCGTCCTCGGTTTCGATCTGAAGCTTCTCGTCTTCTTCGATCTCATCGGGGAACTTGAATTCTTCGTTTGCCATGTCGCCTCCTTACTTGCGTTTGATACCACGGGGGTCGTCGACTACCGCTTCTACGGTGTCGTCGTTGATAATCCGGAACTCTCTGCCATGAATGACAAGACGTGAACCGGAGTGCGGTCGAACCAGAACGAAGTCTCCTTCTTTGCAATACGGGCCGTTCGGGAAACGAGCGGGATCCTTATAGCAATCGGGACCGAGCGCAACCACAAACAGAACAGTGGTCAACGTCTCTTCGATGCGGATCGTTTCATCAGCCTTGAGTAAGCCGCTTTCAAACTCCTCTTCGATCTCCGGGATGGCGCACAGGATGCGGTAGCCCGACGGACGAGGGAGTTGCTTGGCTTTCTCTTCGGTGGTTTTGGAAATGCTCCCGATGATCTGGGGATTGTCCGGGTTTGTTGCCAGTAGGATTTCACTCATCTTCTGAGTCCCTTAGCCTTTCTTGTAGGTCTGTTGTAAAAAGCCGCGCAGTGAGCAGACCTTGAATCTCACCACACAGTTTCTTGTACTCCGCAAAGTCGGCGGCGTTGCCGTCAGCCAGGTACTCTTGGAGTTGATTTACCTTGTCATCTATCTTGTCGCGTAGATGTTCTAGCGCTTTGTCGAGCATTATTTACCTTTCAGTGCGGCCTTCATGCCTTCGGCCTCTAGTTTGTCTCGGTCATGCTGGCGCTGGGTTGCGAACTTCAGACCCTCTGCCTCCATCTCCAAGTCGTCTGCACGCATCTTGGCCTGCAGCTTTTGTTGTTCCATGCCCACTTGAGACATGATTCTGTCGCGCTCAATCTGCTGTTGCGAAGCCTTGAGCTGTGCGTCGATCTGATCCTTGGCGGCCTTGCGCTGGATGTCCTGAGCCTTGATAGCCAGCTCTTGTTGCTGCAGCTGGATGAGCGGATCTTGCGCTTGTTGTGCGGCCTGTTGTGCCTGAACTTGTTGTCCGTGCTGGGCAGCCAAGGCTTGCGTACCTTGAGCGACCATACGGGCAATCTCGTTCTGCATATCCATCGGCAGCGGCTCTTCGTCGTCCGGTGTCGGCAGCGGCATGCCAAGCATCTGCTCCAGCTGGGCACGGTAAGCAAAGCCCAAGTGTTCTGCAATGTGCGCCTGCATAGAAGCCAGCATGGCCTGTGCCTGTGGGTTCTGGCCAACGGTCTGCATCACAAGCGGATCGTTCTGGAAAGCCTGATGCGCCATGATGTGAGCCTGATGATCCTGTTCGATGAACGCCTTGACTGGCTTCATCTTCAGGATGTTCATGTTCTCCGTCATCGGATCCTTTGGCTTCTCATCGTCTTCAATAGGCACAAGTTTCTGCGGATCTTGGATGCCGAGTACATCGAGCATCTGACGATGGAGTTGCGGCAGGTTGTAGATCTGAGGCGCCTGTTGAGCCAGCTGTAGTACGGCTTGGTACTGAACAACCTTCTGGGACATGGTTGCTGCGTTCGGGTCAGAAACCGGGATAACGCAACAGCAGTCATAGTCCGACTGTTTTGCGCGCGGCGAACCATCAACCGGGTCATAGGTGTAATCCTCTGAGGTGTAGTCGCGGATGATGTCGCGCAGCAGGTTCAGCTCTTGCTTCAGGCTGTAGTGGATGCGTGCCTGTACGGCAGACATCACCTTCAGTGTGCGCTCAAGGATTGCCAGCGTCGTACCAACCGGGGTGTTGGCAGACATGTCAGCAATCTTCAGATCCGCAGCAGAGGCAAAGCGGCGACCTTCGTCAATGATCTTGTCCAGCAGGCCGGCCAGAACCATGCTCGGTTCTTTGTACGGCAGGGGCATGACGTTGTCTTTCATTGCCCCAGACGGCACGTCTACATCGCGGAATTCACCCGGAGCGATTGGGGTGTCGTCGCCTTTGATGCGGAGGCCTCGTGTCTTGAAACCTCCGGGTAGGTTAGACAGTGTCCCTGCATCCACGAGCTGTCGCAGAATGCTCGTGCCAGACTTGGCAAAAGCACCCACGAGATGAATAAGGCCAAGACAATAAAAGCCAAAGCCCGGCACATATCCATAATGAACAAAATGATTGCGTTTCTGGCACGTTTCATCTTCCGGATCCCAGTTGCGGCGGATAGACAGAACCTCGCCAGATCCCTTTTCCAAGGTGACTACATACGGAAGAGCAATGCCAGTCGGCTCGCCATCTTCGTCTGTGTGTTCAAAGCCTTCAAGATCCAGATCAACGTGCATCTCAAGCAGCTTGTAGCGATTGTCGGTCGTGGCGCGGAATCCCATCTTCTCGGCAATCTTCTTCTCAACTTCATCCAGCGTATTGTTCGGCTCGCCCAGGTCGATGTCGCGGTAGAAACCGGAAACCTGCAGCTTGCGCAGTTCGTTCTCGGTCTTGCGCATAACGTGCGTCACACGTTCTGCTGTCTCCAAGTTGGAAGCGCCATAGGGAACAACCAGATCGTCAGCTGTCACATAGACAGAGACCGGGCGCTCCATGCCCGGATCGTAGTAAACCTTTTTGAATGCGTTGCCGGCCATACCCATGCCCCAGAACATGCGCTCTTGCTCTGGACGGAACTCGACCATGACGTCGGTCAGCATATGGTTCATGTCGTCTTGCACGCGGATAGCGGCGTCGCGCTTCTCAGGCGTCTCCTTGCCAAGAATCTTTGTCTTGACTGGACCGCTTGCTGGGAAGGTTGAGGTGATTGACTCGGCTTGGAACTTGACGATGGCTTCGGTCAGCATCGGGTGGTACACGCCGCATGCGCCTTCCCATGGCTCGGTACGATCTTCCAGCTTCATGCCCAGAAGTTCGATGCCGTCAACGTAGGTCTGCATCCAGTCCTTACGGGATGCGATGTCGTCGTCAAAGTCGGAGATAAGTTCAGAGGCTAGGCTTTGCAGAGCGGATTCGCTCATGACTTCCGCCAAGTTCTGGTTGAAGTCGTCTTCCTCTTCCTCGCCAATCTCGATGTCGAGGCCTGGCAGATGAATGTCTACCTCTTCAGGATCTTCAATCTCGATCTCGATGTCAGGTTCCTGACTCTCGATTT